TAGCGGTTTGCAGATTCAGTCTCACGACTTACTACCTGAATGTAGTAATCATCAGGATTTTCTCCTACGATAACATCATTATCATTGAAGAAAGCTTCTGCAAAATACAAATACCAATAAGTACCGTTTTGTCCTACTACAGAAGGTTTAGAACCATCGGGAGCAGACCAGTCAAGCAGAGAGATGTTTTTGTTGTTGTTACCTGCAAGACGCCAGTGGTAAAACTTGTTTTCAGTTTCCAATTCAATTGTAGGAAACTCATTCATAAAATTAACATAGTCATCAGAAGGCAGGGTCTGAAAAATACGAGTGTACATATCAGAAGCCAACTGAGGAGCTATCATACCCAGTTCACCCAGGTGAGGAACTTTCAGAGGTCCGTTAAAGGTTTTTACCCCATAACGGGCCAACATACCGTTTAGTGCATCCATTGTTTATTATTTATTTATTTGTTTAACTTGTTATAAAATTCTTTCCATTTATTTAATTCAGCTTCTTTTGACTCTTCAGAAGGTGTTATAGTTGCCCCTCCTTTAAATTTAGCCTTAGAAGTCTGGGAGTTGATTATGTTTTCAAATTCTGATATAGTTTCTTTTGCTCCTAAAGATTTAAGTGCAGAAAAATCAGGACTGAAAGTTTTTTTACGGGCATCAAACTTAAAGAGACCTAAAGTATGATACAGGCGCATAAGAGCATCAAATTCCTGAGGATTCTGAAGTCTTGTAGCCTGTATAGGCTGCAGTCTTGTTTTACCTTCGGGAGTATCTACTTCTAAAAGTGAATACTCTTTTTTCCACTTATCTTTAAGAGATTTATTAAGCTGAAAACCTCCTATATTTTCAGTATTTTCCAAGTATTCTTTCAAAGCTTCTGCCTGAGCCTGTGCCTGACGGATTCTCTCAGTTTCCTGATATTTCTTTTCTTCAAGCAAAGCTGCTTCTTCCTGTTTAAGTAAAGTCTTAAGTTCAGGCAGAGCTTCTTTGGCATCATCTTCTAAAGTACCGAGTTCATCTTTAAGAGAAATTTCTTTCTCAATTTTAGCATCAGAAAACTTAGTAGTCTTTTTAAGATATTCTTTAAGAAGAGCAGTAGCCTGTGCTTTATCTTCATAAATACTCTCTTCAGTAATTCCTTCAATACTTTTGTAAGAAATCATCAAAGCTCCTGCTTCTTCAGGAGATACTCCTTTTTCTACCAAATCAGCAAATCTTTTCTGAAGTGGAGTCAGAAAGTTATTTTTATACTCTTCTATCTGATTGTCTCTTTCAGAAGTATAAAGTTCTGCTATCACTTCTTTAGCTTCTTTTGCCGAAGTAATTTCAGGAAGTTCTACTTCTTCAGGGTCTATCCCGTTTTCTAAAAGAAACTCTTTTACAAAAGCTTCATATATATTTCCTGTAGAAGAATTGGTTTTTGAAGAGCCTGTTGAAGCAACTTTAGATTCTTCAGAATCTATGGTTGTCATGTCTACGGGAACTACTGCTTCGGGAGAAACAGGTTCTGCAGACTTAGTTTCTGCAGGTGCTTCTTCAGTAGATGTAACAGCTCCTGCGCCTTCTAACTGTGCTAAAGTCAAAGGAGCTTCATTAATCTCTAAGTTATTTACAAAATCGTAACTCATAATTTATTTGGTATTGGTTTACGGCACAAATATAAATAAGTTTCAGTTTATATGAAAATTATATATAGGTTGTGCGTAAATTATATACAAGTTGGTATTACCCCAAATACTGCAACTTGTAGAGAGTCTGTTTAATAAGTGATTTAATTTCGTCTAAAATATTTAAATAATCTGAATCAGAAAATAAAGCTGATGAAGTTTTTACAGTCTGTAAAAGTTCTTTAAGGTGAATTACGGGATCCTGGTACTCTGCTGCGGGAACTTTAATGCTTTGAATGCCATGCTCTCCCTGATAACTTTCTATAAGTTTATCTGCAAAATCGGGAAGTTCCTCATAATACTTCTGTAATGCCTTATGTTTTGCATAAGAAGCAGTTTTAAGATGCGCTAAGTGGGCAATAGTTCTTGATTGAAACAGCTTACCAAAGAATATTTGTACCTGGTCTTTTTTTAAATCAGTAATAGATTTCATTTTTTTGTTAAATTAAATTGTGTCAAATATACAGAAAAGCCTTCCGTAAATTTTTCATCCTCATTAAGTTCCAGTTCTCCCATGTTATAAAGTATAGCATGTGTCAGTTCATGATAAAAAGCTGCCAACATATCATTATCAGATACTTTAACCCCGTCTACCTGAGTTGCAAGACTGATAGTATTTATCATAGGTTCAAATAATCCAAATACCTGTTGTCCGTTATTTGTAAGTATAGTGACTTTCTCTACTTTATATGTTTTATAACCTACCGTAAACTCTTCAGGTATCATTTTTTGGAAACTTTAGATTTCATATTGGCAATTTTTTCACGGGAAGCAATTTCTTTTTCTTTAAGAGCTGCCTGTCTTTCAGAGAGTTTTTCCTGAACTCTGAGTTTATCTTTTTCTAAATTGGCTTTAATCTGAAGTTCTTCTTTTTTAAGACCTGCCATCATGAGCTCAGTTGCATCAGGTATTCCGTCATTATCTGCATCACCTTCCTGAGCTTTTGAGTATGTTCTGATATTTTCTCTGTACAGTTCATTCTCAAGTCTGGCATAAAACTGGGCATCCTGAAGCATCATTTTTTCTCTTTCAAGTTCTAATTTCTGTTGTTCAAGTTGCATAAGCATCTGCTCTCTTTCCTGCTGAAGTGCCATTTGCTGCTGAGAAATTTCAGCCTGTTGCTGTTCCTGTTTGGCAGCCTGCTCAGCTCTCTGTTTTTCTTTATCTTTAAAAAGCCTGGAGATTTCAGAAACAGATTCATTTTTATACAGGTCTATAACTTCTGACATAGATACAGTACCTGACTGAATACCCATCTGAAGTATCATATCCAGTTTTTGAAGCAGCAGTGCATCATCAGAAGATTTTGACACCATTACATTGTATTCTCCCATAAGTACTCCCTGGATTTCATCATCTGTAAGTACCTGTGCGGTAAAATCATCTGTAAGGTATGCAAGTTTTTTAGGATTTTTACGGAATATATTTAAGTGAGTATTAAGTACTTTATCTAAAACTCTCTGTTTAAAGAAGTCATTACGGGCAAACCATCTTTCAGTAGTATGTGAAGACTGTGTAACAGACCTTTCGGTATTACCTACAAGTTCATTAGAACTGATAGCTCCCTGCCTTTGTTGGGTAACCCCTGATACAATATCCATAGTCTGAATCACATCCTGCATAACAGAAGTAATTACCTGAATGGGCCCTGACTGTGTAGAAGAGAGTTTGTTGGCTATAACTGTGTTCATCTGTCCCGCAGCCATGTTTCCTTTAGGGGTCATAATATCTGCTGAAGGGTCTTGGGGCATATAACCTGTTGACATCATATAACTTATGTATTCCTCAATATTCATATTATCGGGAATCATAGTAGTGGGGAATGTTACAAGATCAGGTTGTAACAGGTTAATAAGAAGTTCTCTTTTGTATGAGAAGATATTATACAGATAATCATAAGGCTTAATTATATCCATAAGGGATTGGGCCTTAGAAGTATTTGTGTTATAGACCTGCATTACCACATTGGGCTGCTGTTTAGATATATTTTCCAAAGAAGTTGAGAGGAAAGGTACAGGCTCAATTCCCACATAAATATCTGTTCCTATTTTATATCCTCTCCACCATTCATTAATCCATACTTCTTTCAGAAGTTCTTCTCCCAGGTTAGGATTAATTTTATATTTCTCATGTACGGGTTTTTCTTGAGAAACCCCGTTCTCATCTGTCCATTTGATAATTTTAATCTTTCTTTTAGATTTCCACCCACAACGGAGTAGTCTGATATTACCTCTTGAGTCAAATGCAGATGAAAACAGAGTAGTCTCAAATTCTGATATAGGTACTACACCCTGTATTTGTGCAGTAAGAGAATCCTGTGGTACAAGAAGTTCTCCGATAGAACCATATTTAGAGTAAGTAGGGAAGTAGTTACCTCCCATTGATTTATAAGATTCAAGTTTTTTAAGATCCTGAGGAGTAAGTTGGTCATAGAACATATCTACAATAGAAGATACTGTATGATAGTCTACTTCCACATAAGCTTCAAGCCCATCTTCAGTAGTTGCATAAGCATCCATTAAAGTAAAGACTTTGGTAGGGTCTCCCTTTCTTATAGAAAGTTCATTATTAAGGTCTTCTATAAAAATGTATTGTTCTCCTGCTATAAGGGCATCTTCAAAAGCATTATCAAAAATTTCTTTCATGTGATAACGCTTGTAATCATACTTAAGAATTTTATTACAGCCTGATTCAGCTACATCAAAGAAAGGACTGTTAATATATTTTTGAATATCTGCTATTCTTGCCTCAAGTTCTTCAGGTGAATAAGAAGCAGTCAGAGCTTCCTGAAAAAATGCCTGCAGTTCTTTAAGTTTTTTCTCTTCCACTTCTCTGATACCTGTCTGGTCAGAGGAACTTCTTACAACCCTCCAGTCAAATTTTCTTTTTATGTGCTCTCCTACAAGAAGGTCTATTTTAGCATTACCTATACCTTTGTGTTCAAGAGTGGCAGGAAAGGTATCAAGTCCAAGACCCATAGGGTCACATATCTTTTCAATATCTTTTAAATTAAGAATACCTCTTTTAAGATTGTAATTAGTAATTTTATTTATCCAGGAAGTTTTTACCTGTCTGTTTTCAAAAAGTACTAAAGATTCAAAAGCATTTATATTTCCTTTTTTCCAGGCATCTGTTTTTTTCTCACTGTCAGACACCATTTGAGAAGGAATAGAAATTATTTGTCCCTGCATTTGCATAGTTAAAAGCTCTTAAAGTATTTATTTAATTCATCTTCTAACGGAATTCTTTTGAATTTGTTAAAATGATTGCCAAATTTAGTCTTAATTTTTTTAGAAACCTCTTCCTGTTCAGAATAAGTTGTTAAAGTCTGTTCAAACCACATTACCATAGAAAGGGCTGAAATGCGGTCATAGTTTTTTCTTGGGTCAGGTTCCCATCTGATAAGTTCCTCTAAAAGTCCTACAGACCTGAGAGTATCCATATTTAATATTTCTGATTCTGCAGAGATGGGAGATTTAAGCCAGTTTTCTATAAATTCAAGACCTTTCTCATTTACCTGTTTAGTGGCTATAATACCTTTAGAGGTATTAGTGCCCGGTTTCCAAACATTTCTGTCTCTAAGATTTGTGGGAGTATCTTCTAAAAGATGGAGAGCTTTATGTTTTTCAAAATAATGGTAAAGTCCCGTAATGTTGGCTTCATATAAAGCAGTAGCTTCATAGTACATAAGTAATCTTCTGCAGATTTCATAAAACTTTTCAGTCTTTTCAGGTCTTCCTGAATATTCTGCCACTATTCTCTGGGTAAGTCTATCATATACAATAATTGATCCGATTGATTCTGATTTAGATACATCATAATTATAAGGGTCAATTCCCGCTATATACCTCTTTACATTAAAAGCTCCGTCCTCTGCAGGTTTAGGTACTTCATATATCTCTACACACCCTTCATTGGGAGATTTTACGGGATATTCTCTGTAAGGTACTGCATCCTGGGAAGTTTCAAATATAATCTTACTGTCTTTAAATACAAGTTTTCCCGTCTGATGTTTATTCAGTTCTTCATCAGTAAGTTTAGCCCTGACTGACTTTAACTTGGCTACGGGAAACCTGGAAAGTATGTTAGAAAGGAAAGCTTCTTTAGGATTAAACGGATACTGGGTAATGGCATCCTGTTTAGCTTTTTGGTCAACCCCCTGTTCCTTAATTCTTCTGAAATCAAGTATATCCTGCTTGGCTATATCAACCATTGAGTTTCCATCCTTATCTACCATCTCTTTTTTCTTCCAATCAGAGTGCTCTTTAAAAGGATCTTTGTAAGTACCGAATCTCATTTTGTAGGCAGGAAAAAACCAACCACATTTTGAGTTGGCAGTATCTTCATCCCATATATTATCAAAAGCTTTAAGATTGTATTTATCAGGATTATAGAACATCTCGGCAAATTCTTCAGTTCCTCCCTGCATATCACCACCTGTTCCAAAGATTATGGGAATACCTATCATGTCGGCACCATCTCTCCAACATGGTTCAGTAAGGTTATAAGACTGTATTAACCCGGGCCACCTACCTGCTTCTTCAAATATAAACAGGTTTGCCGATTTACCGATGGCTGCAAACGGGTTATCCATAAAAGTTAATCTGCCTATAGAAGAATTATACCCTTTCCAGATGTCCCCCTCATCAGTTTTAATTTTTATTCTTGCTTTAACATACTCTTTGGTATCAGGGTCTCTGTTTTTCTTCCAGGCAGTATTCTCATTTATAAAATTAAGCCCTTGAAGTCCCATGTTAAAAGTAGTTTCGGCAAGGTCTTTCTGAAAAGCTCCTATCCAACACTGGGCATCTCTGTAAAAATTGTATTCATGGGTAAGAAGTGCGGAGTTTTTAAAAGAAAATCCTGTACGTCTGGGTTTTACAAGTATAAATCCCTTACTTTCTTTTTTAGCTTTCTCAAGTTCAGTAAAAAATTCAAAGTCTACATCAGTTACTCTGGGAAATATTCTTGTTTTTTTGTTAGTTTTTTCATCTTTACCCAAAATAGGGTAAAAATTCAGGTAATAGTAGTATGGTCCCGGGATATAAACTCCTGAAGAAGTGTACCCTTCCATACATCTTCTTGTCTGTTCATCCCAATATTCTCTATATTGATAAGAACCTTTGGGAAACCTGCAATAAGTTCCTTCTTTCTCAAAGCGTATAGCCTCTTCTCTCCAATATTGAGTATTAGTAATCATAATTCGTACATTCCTACTTCTTTATTACCTCTTGTTTTGGTATTGGCATGTATTTCTTTATTTACTGCATCCTCTAAATGAGCCATTTGAGTGACAAGTTTAGAAGTCTGTTCAATTACTTTAAGTACTGAAGGTAAGGTATCTTCATCTATATCAGTATTAGTCAGATAATTAGATATATCATCTATTTTATGCTTGACTGCAGAGTAAAGTCTTTGTATTGGGGTTTCAGAAAGTTCTTTATATTTAGTCAGTGCTTCAAGTACTTCTTTAGTAGGTTTAAATTCTTTAGTTCTGAAGCAGTCTAAGTTTACACATTCCTGTTTTTGGGCCTCAGGAAAGTTGGCATAAGGAGAACCTGCATCCCCCATATAGTAAATCCATCTTAAAGTATTGTAAGCCTGTGATTTGTCTTTAGATTTATCTTTATCCCAAATCTTTTTAAACTCAGATACCGTAAGAATACCAGGTTCAACTTCTATGTTCAGGTCCCGTATGTTGAATAGTTTCATTTTTAATGCTGTTATTTATTGCGTAGATAACTTTTTCAGATACATCATAAGTACCTATGTTTCTTAAGAATATTCTTTTAGAACTTGCATTGGGCGGGTGTAAGTGAGCTTCTCTCATCATTTCCAAAAGAATGCCGTTTACTGCAGAGTATATTCTGAGTCCCTGGCTCTTGGCTATACCTGTCTGTTGAGAAGCCTGTATTATCAATCTTCGTAATTTGGTGTCCATTCAGAGGTGTATTCAGAAGGTTCATCAGTAGCAGTAGGAATATATTCAGGTTCATTTACAGGTTCATATACAGGTTCAGAAACCTGGGGAAGTTCTGTAAGCGGCTCTGATACAGGAGTACTGAGAGTAAAATTAAACTTTACTGAAATCAGGGAACTCGGATATATCATAAACCTGGGACTTAGAGAAGAAGTTATAATACCTTTTTTTCTGAGTTTCCCTAAGTAAGTTTCCAGTTTAGCAGAAGAAACTCCAAACTCATCTTTAATTTTCTTTTTGACTACATTAGATAAAATAAGATCAGACCTTATCTGATTATCAGATATTTCCTTATATACATCATTGTAGTACATAAGTACGGAAAGAATTTCTATCTCTGCTTCCGTGAGAGAGTTAGTTCCCAATGTCCAGTTAACGGCAGCAATATAGCCTTTAAAAAGGTCTATCTTGCTTTTAACTTTTATAGTCAGTTCTTTAATCATCTGTCTTTATATTTATATCTAATGTATGATTGGTACTTAAAAAAACCTGATTGGAATCATAATGTTTTATGGTCCCGTCTTTCTCAAGCCCCACTACAAAGATAATATTATTTTGAGGTCCGTAGTCAATCAAAAACAGAGCCTGTCCCATACCGTGGGGAGTATCTACCCAAAGGAGCTGCTGTATTTCATGAATTGCTGTCATCACTGTCTTTGGGTTTTTCTACCCATTTACCGTTAAGGTTTATCATAGTAACGGGTTTACCGCCTTTAATATAAATCCGTTCTTTAAGATTACCTGCTTTGACTACATGTGAGTAATCTTCTTTTTGAAAGTTAAATTGTCTCGGCATTTTAATCATTTTTAATTCTTTGTAATTCAAATCCTAACCAAAATCTAGCTTCGCATAAATGTTTATAACATATTTCAGAATGAGATTTTATTTTTGAGTTATTTACACAAGCCTGATATACAATGTGAGTAATATGTTTAATTTCTTCTCTAAGCCAGTCAACTTTTTCAATGTGTGACGCAGCTACATAATCATTCATGTTTTTACAATTAAGTTCAAAAGTATCAACACATTTATACTTTTCATCAGAAGTTTTCGGAACAACATCTATCATACCAGGAGTTACCTTAGCAGTATCAGCAGTAGGTTCAATATCTTCTATAGTTTTTCTTTTACCGTCTTTATTGTAAGGAGTAGATTCACCCAATTCTTCAAGAACTTTACCTAACCAAGCTTTAGCTAATATTAATGAATCATAGGTTTTTTCTATTTCTTTACTTTGTTTATTGTATTCCGAAATAGGTTGCCCGATTACTGAATGTTCTCCAAAATTATAAACTTTAACAGGTTTCAGTTCTTTAGTTAAAAAAGCTAACCCATCAATTTCTTTTCTTAAATCTTTAATTTCTTGTACCATATCAGTTAAGATTTATACTATTTGATTTAATAATGTTTACATACACAGAGCATTTAGGATGTATGGATCCTGAGGACATGGTAACTTCCCAGATAACTTTATCAAGTAGTCCTGCTGCCTGTCTGCTTTGAAAGTACTTTACCATAGTAAGGTAATATCCGTAAGCTTCTTCAGGTGTATCAAAGCTTTCTATAGGTTGAATAGGTTTGCTCATTTGTATTATTTATGATACAAATGTAATCATTCTTTTAATTTTAGCAATTTCCTCAACATTTTTTCAATCTTTTTGTAGTGCTTATAATTAAGTCTGACTAGCCTGATGTGAGCATTTTTACAAAATTCAGTTTTTATAAAATCTCTTTCTTTTTGTTTTTTAAGTTCTGAATGGGCATTGCTTCCATGAAAATCATAAGAAGCTTTAAAGTGCTGTTTTCCGTCAAACTCAATACAGGTATTATAAGCAGGTAAATAGAAATCAAATCTCAGTTTTCTGTTTGTAGCAGGATTTACACATTCATCAAAAGTTGCCTGTTCTGTGTAAGATATATTTTGTTTATCTAAAAACTCTTTAATAAGTCTTTCTCCTACAGATTCTACAGGTTCTTTTTTAACAGTTTTTTTACCGTAAACAGTCATTTCAAAATCATCTGTACTTATATAGTTGATTTTGTAAGACTTTTGTTTATTGGGTTTAGGAGAGAATGGAGTTAAGGGTTTGGGTTTAGGGCGTTTTTTAGTTAAGACAGGTATTCTTATTGTCCTGCCTTTAGAAGTTCTCATCCATCCTTCAGGTAAAGGTTTAGGTTCTTTTTCCATTATAAAAATAATTTGGATTAATATGATAACTGTTAGCTTTAGTATCTGCAGGAGTAATAAAATCAAGAAACACTAATTCATTAATACCTTTGTAGACACTTTTTAAAGTTTTATAATTCATCCATTCCATAGCATCGGGAGGATAAATATATACCTGTCCTTTTTTAGGTTCTAATACCTGCAGTATGTAAAGAAGTGTCTGAAATCCGGGAGTACTTAACTGCATCATAATCGGTAATGCACATTTATAAAGTTTTACATACTCTAGAGTGTCTTTTATAAAGGTCACTTTTTTACCTATTTCCTGCATAGTATAATATTTATTCTCAGAAGATACAATTTCAACCTCTTTAGGTTTAGTGGTAAATGAATAAGGTTTTAGCCCTTCTATTGTATAAGGGTTATCTAAAGCATCTTTATTTCTTTTCATAGTACAAAGATACAAAAGATTGGGACAAAATGGAAAAAATTTATTCCAAAATGGAAAAAAGAAAGTGAGTAAAATCAAGGGTTTCGGGGTTACCTATTCTTATTATATATAAGAAAGAAGTAAGCAATCAGTATTAAACCCAGATGATAATTTCCAGATAAAATGAAGTAGGCCCTATATAGATAGTAGTCTCATATTTAGATATAGTACCCTTATACACAGCAGGTTCTAAGACATCTGTAAAGAATTTTTCTTTCTGAAGAAGTTCCCCTACAGAATCATAAGGCAGTATATGTACTTTCATTTCCATGTACAAATATACAAGCCCCCTCCCTAAAGAGTTACAAAAATAGCCCCCCTCCCTCTTAATATATACATTATCAGAAGAATAATTTTTAAGTGGAAATTAAAATCTGTTGAGAGGGTATATAAAGAAATTAAAATTCTTTGTAGTGTATGAAAGGGGATTCTTAGAAACCAAATGCCCCCCTGCCTAAGGATGGATTAAAAATACCTACACACAATGAAACTAAAATTATTTATTGCGGTAAACCGCATGGCAGGACAAAAGCTGGAGACAAAAATGCTTCCTAACAGCAAGCGTGAGATTCTTGAGTTTATAATTGATGGTAAGAAGACCACAATTATGAGTAAGCGCAATGAGCTGATAGACCTGGAAGGAACACTTGTACCATTGAGAAATGGTAAAAATGGTCCTATAGTAGAGAATACTTTTGTATGTACTACTAGACAGGGCTTGGCTGTGCATAGAACACTGGTGATTGAATAATCACCAGTTTCTCTATGTAAAATGTTGATTGTCAAAGCTATACGACTTCCTAAGCAAGAAGATAAAACTGCTTTACCTTTTAGGTATCTCAAAAATAACTTCACATTTGGCTAAAATTCTATAGCCAAAACTATTCTGTCTATGGACTATTGTTCATACTGATGATGACCTAATTGAGGGTCGAAACAGAAACTTTTTAAATTCAAAAACAATGACTAATTTTTTAAAAACAGGTATTTATACTAATGGCTGTATTATACCGGTAACTACAGAAGATCCTTCGCTATTACTCATTCTTGATGAATTTACTGAAAACTTTAGAATAAACATCTATTGTGGTCAGTCTTACATAGATTCTATTACAATGAGTAATTTTCGTGAAATATGTAATGATGTTTCTTCTTTGGCTGTTCAATCAAGACATGGTGAGTATTTAGGTAATGTTTGGTCATTAATAAATGAACAAATGTATTATGATTACTTAAAAATTCATTCATAATTCTCACAGGTTGGTAAACCTTTAAGCTTCCATTTTCTTTGCACAAACTCTTTTATGTTCCTTGAACGAGAGTATAAATAAAGTTCTAAATACAAGGAGTGCATGGTAGCTCAAACTCAAAATTTATTTAAAATGAACACTTTAATAGAAAGAATTAAAATACTATGTTCAGATGAGCAGGTAAAAAGAAATCTAAAAAGATTTT